TAGACTGGAAGGTCTCCACTTACTCGAAGAGCAACCTCCCATCGGGCTTTGCTGCTTGTGTCGGACGGCGAATGACAACAAGCCCCTGGAGGAGGATTTAGGAAGCGGCACACAACCCTTGCATCTTCATAAGCACCGAAGTTCGGTATTCATAAAGAGTCAAGAGCTGCGGTTGTTGTTGCATGGTTGCACCAGCAACTTGAAATTTCGGGATCCATTCTCTAAACACTTCATCTGAATGCAAACTAAGTTCGAAAGCAGCTGTTTGCATATTTTCACACGTCTTATCTTCGATGTCAAGATCACCTCTCACCCAATTGATCATTTCCAAGGTGGTATCAAGGGAAAGGGGGGCGCGATACAAACCACTTCTACCACGGAGGAATTTTCGTTTCAAGAAACTAACATCCTCTATGGCTCGAAATGGAATGAGTTCACCACTTTTCGATTCATCTGTGTACGTCATACCAAAAGTTGCATATCCATCGGCTATAGTGATCTGGTTGAATTGTTCGATGACTTCATCAGAAATGTTCACGATGTTATCATCTCCGTACGCAATCATAGCAACATGCTCACCAAAGGCTTGCATATTGCACATTTCAACAGGCATTTTGAGGAGCCAAACATACCGCATGGAAAGGGAGTTGTAAATGGAATTGATGATAGCAGTCAAAGGACATCCAGAAGGTTGGGAATGAGTCCACATATATACACTATTTTCAAAAACGTGAATCGAGTTGACAATTTCGACCCACAAAACTTCTCGAATGAGCATGTTCTCTTCACCATCATCGTAGAATCGATTAGCAATGTCCAAAACAGCCCAAAGAAATTCACCAACAAGAGTACCATCAAAGTGAGTGAAATCACCGGCAATGACTTTCTTACCTTTGCTCTGCATACGCTCAGCAATGTGATGCCAGTCCATAGAATAGACATTAGTACCAACCGCAATTTCGTTATCAATGCGGTTGCGAGCGCAGTGGGCAGCAAAGCCGAGAAAGTATTTACGAAAAACCAACGTGTAACACATCGGTCCTGCGGAAAATATCCTCGTCTTTGCGTCCAAGATCTTTTGCAAAGGTCGTCGTTCATCCTTCAGAGTGTCAGTCCAAACAGTTGGGGTTCGTATTCCTTGTCTTGCGTTGTCTTCAATGCGAATCATTTCATCTTCAACTTCTTGTGGGAGAAGGTATTCATCGTTTCCGAGCCATTGTTGTTTTCCTTTTCCTTTACTGAAACGCACAAGAGGGTACCCAGGTGACGTAGTTCGAGTTATACCAGGGGCATATTCATCCATTTCAATGCCAGCGACAGCTTCCATGTTGGTGAGTACTCGTTTGTGATCGGGGAGAGTGTTGTCTGTCACAATACGAGCAACATCATTAGTACAAACTTCCAGAAGTTGATTGTCAAGAGGGGGAGGTATACACCCAGCTTTCTTCAATCCTATCATCAATGGGTCAACAACTTTACCATGGCACTTCACTTTACGCAAAACACTAGGCGCAGTTGTCGCTTCAGCAACAAGTTCAAACACGGCACTCTCACGCAATTTCGTTTTGACTGGACGAGGAATGGGGTACAGTGGTTCACCAATGCTAATGAAATTTCCTTCAGGGAGTAGGATTTCTGAATTGGAACAATTAAGTAAGGGGTCCATTTCGAGTTGAATTTGGGATCGAATAGGAATCTGTTTTAAAGTTTCTAAGATGTCTTTTGCATTAATCGGAGAAGCATATCCTATTCCAG